TTTCGCTGCCATCTTCAAAATATTTGGCATTATCTTTTTGAAACTTTTCGTATCCTGCTGCTAATTCATTTATTTGTTTTTGTACATCTTTTTCTTTAATCTTACCTTTAGCTGCTTTTTCTGATAGTTCAAGAGTTTTTTTAAGAGTTCTTTCATAACTCTCAACACCACTAATAAGATTTTTATTGTTTTCTTTATTAAAACCACCTGATATTTTAAGATTTTTAGTAGAATTTTCAATCTGCTTACTTAATTCTTTAGCATAGTTAATTGATTCCCTTAAAGTATCATTGTACTTATCCAGTTCTGCTTTTGCGTCTTGTATATCTTTCTTATTTGGATCGTTATCAGCCATAGTAAATTATTGCAGGTATAAATATTGAAAGCGCCCTATTTTTTGGGCGCTTTCGCAGTGTATGTTGGTGCTTTAGGCACTTTAGGTACGTTAGGTTGACGAGCTTTTGTTGCTTTTTGTTGTTTTTCTGTTTCTTTTGCCTGTTTTTCGTAATGTTCTCTTATTTGTTTATAAATAAAATCACGATACTTTATAGGCATGTTATATACTGTGTCCCAATCGTAACCACCTTGGCCGTAAAACGTTATTTCGTGTATGCGAGTAAATAAATACTCTCTATATTTAGGCGTCAGGCCAAAAAAAGTTAATATTAATTGGTATGATTACGCCCTCCTGTACGTAACCATCTTTATCGATTGTGATAACTGTATCAATGTCAGGAGAAATATCGTTATAATATTTTTTAAATGCTCGTGAATCAGGAGCAAGTAAATAATTGTCTACAAAATCACGAATTGATACTTGATCTGCTTTACCATTAACAGATGTAATCATGTGCTTTAAACGAGTAGTGTTTTCAAAAGCACCATTTGGATCTACTTTTTGTAAACCTTTAATTTCAGCTTCAATTGCTTTTTCGTCTTTACCCGTCAATAATTTGAATGTAATTACATTGCCAGATTGAGGTAGAGTGAATTTAAATTCATTTTTACCTTTAGTAAACAATGATTCATCAACTGTTTTTTCTTTAAGTGTAGTTAAATCTACTGTGTATTCATCTTCTCTACCTAGCGATTCATTTCTAAACTTAAATGAATAGTCTTTACCATATCCTAAGATACGGGCTGAGAATAGAATGGCGTTTTTATCGCCTACAACTAAATCATCAATGTCAATTGGTGATGTAACAAGTGATTTTAATAATTTATCAATTGCTGTGCCTTGCTTAATGAAGTTAATATTGGTTAATATGTCTTCATCTTTAGCAGACATGTAACGCATTTCAATTTCACCTTTAGCAAGTAATGAATCTTCGGGATATACAAGACCTTTTGATGGTAGTGTAACTGTTTCTGTTGGAATTTTTAATTCAGCCATAAACTAATTTTTGTTTTTATATATATAAATATAATAAACTTAAATCTTTAGGTAAAGAAACCCGGTATTTCTACCGGGTTCTTTTCTCCAACGAGTGATTACACCATATCACTCAATTATTTCTTATCTAGTATGCTCATTTCTTCTTTTAGTGACTTATAAGCTTCAGCTAATTTTTTAAATTTCTTTTTAGCTGCTTTTTCACCAGCGGCATATCCAGCACCGTATACTTCTTCTTCACCTTTATCTTTAGCTACTTTTCCTTTTTCGCCTTTGTCAACGCGCTTAAATTCATCGTCACCAGCACTTTTCTTTTTTCTTTCTTCTAGTACTTCAGCAAGACACTCTTGTACTAATGATTGTAGTTCTTGTTTTTTCATTACTGATTAGTAGTTTAAGATACAATAATCCATTCCAACAGTCATAGTAATGTTAATAGCTTCAGTATAAGTAGACCAATCGTAATCGTCAAAGTTTGCAGTCTTAATGAAAGCACCTTTAACAATCCACTCTGATACTACGTCACCTACTGGGCCTAAACCATTGAATGTTAAATCTTTCTTATAGAAGTCAGAATAACCAGCACGGCCAGTTACTGATTCGTATGCCAAACGAGCCCATTCCATTACAGCTTGAGCACCAGATGGAGCAATTGGATCAAATAAAGTAAAAGTCATGTCTTGCCACAATCTTTTACCACTACGAATTTTTCTATAAGTGTTGATATGGTCTAATATAATTTCACCATCATCGAAGCTTACTGCGCTAACACCCTTAACAAGGAATGATGGGATACCGTTTATGTACATGATGAACCTATTAGGAACTTTTGGTTCATACTGTGTAAACATAATTTCGTTTGGATCTAATACAGGCATTTTATGTTGTATTTAATAGTTGTTTGTTATAAATATTTCTTAGGCAGGAAATTCAACACCAGTTGGTAAGATATTGAAGTCTAATATGATAAACTCAGCTGTCTTAGTTGGCTGGATGTAGATTTGACCTATTAATTGGTTTCTATCTACAACACTTGGTGGGTTGTTAGATTCATCCATTACTACCTTATAAGCATACAAACCTTGTTTTTGTACTACATTATCAAGGTATGGGTTTACTTGGTTCAAGAATGCATTTCTTGTAACAGCAGTATTTTGTTCAAATACTAAGCTACGAGCAACTGTACCAATATATCCTTTTAATGCAATTAATAAACGACGAACGTTTACACGATCTAAAGCAGTAGCTTTTTGTTGTAATGTCTTTTGACCAAATACTACAACACCTTCACCAGGGAATGTAGCGAGTGGGTTTACATTATCTTCGTATAAAGTATTTCTATCGTTTAATGAAAGCTTTCTTTCAACTTTAACTACATTTGGAATACCACCACGAGTTACACCAGCAGGAGCAAACCATGGAGCACTTACTTCATCAGTGAAGGCAAATACACCACCCATTAAAGTTGAAGCTGGAACCCATACTAATCTACCCATTGCAGAGCTGAATACTTGACACCAAGGCCAATATGCAGCACCATAGCTTGAATTAGAAGCATTTGCAGCGGTTGCAGCAGCTGTAATACTACCACCATAAGGAAGTGGGTCTATTACTGCTAAAGCATCAGCTCTACCTTCGCAAAGCGCAATTGGATCAGCATTATTAGCACCAAGATTAATTGCAGCGTTACCACCAGCTAAGAATAAACCTGGAGTTAATAATAAGTTGAATTGATATTCATCTGTGTTTGCTAACAAGTTTAATGCTGTAGCGTAGTCAGCTGAAGTAAATCCTTGAGCGTTTGTAACACCGCTAACGATGTTTTCAAACATGAATTTTGATAAGTTAGTATCAACAATACCACCATTGAAAGCACCATTTACAGATCCGCTTCCAATAACTGGTAAGCTACCACTATAACGAGCAGCTTGATAAGTACCATTGTTGTTTACTGTATTGTATTGTGCCAAAGGAACACTTTGTACACGAACATATCTTGAAGCATTTGGAAAATCACCAACAAAATCAATATATCCTTGACCGTCAGCGGTTGAATAAGTATAAGTTGGTTTTTGATTACCAATTACACGAGAGATATAGTTTGGTTGGTTAACATCCATAGACAAGTTAGTCCATGTTTCAAGAACATTCTTTTGATTGTTATTATCATTACCACTTCTAACTAATAAGGTAAATGTACCTTGATCGTAGTTAACTTGGTTTACTTCCCAACGTACGTTTGTAGCGCTACCACTTGGTAAAGCACCTGATATTACAGTACCACCTAGGTTGTTCATTTGAGCACCCCAAGCTAATGTTTCAAGTACAAATGAATTAGCAGGAATACCAGCAGTACCACCACTGAATAATGCTACAGCACCACCAACTGTGTCACCAATGTAATCTAAAGAAGAACTAAGGAACCAGTTACTGTTAGGAGTAATACCATCATCAACTGAAGTTATAGTTAATGTGTTAGTACCGGCATTGTAAGAAGCAGTTAAAAGACCTGATGTGTATTGGTTGCCATTGTAGTTAAAAGCACCACTAATTGCATTACCAATAACGTCAACGTCTGTACTTCCACCTGTACCAACATATACTAAATCATTCCATGCATAGTATTGTCCTAAAGTTAACCAAGGAGATACCTGGAAGTAGAAATTATTTCCAGGAAGTGGGCTAGGAATACCTACTTGAAGATATTTGTAATCAGCAACGTTAGTACCATAGTTTAATACAAGAGACACATTAGCTTTACTACCAACAACACTAGCAGTAATTGATGGTACACTAGAGGATGCAAAGCTGTTTAATGCTGAGCTACCAGTTCCTGTATTTGTAATTCTGGTTACTAACATGGTGTTACCACCATTTTCAAAGTAGTTTTTTGCAGCAATAGAGGTAAAATACTCTAAATCACCATTAGTACCATCGTTAAAAGTAGTACCAAATTTAGCGATAAAATCACTATATGAGGTAACAATGGTTGGTACGTAAGGAGTACCGTTTACAGTTGGACCAACAATTGCGGCACCAACTACGATAGGACCTTGTGATACTGCGCTCTGGTCATTTTCATTAGTATATACACCAGGGGAGATAATTGCTTCTGCCATTTCGTATGTTTATTTAATTTTGATAGGTTTTTTCTAACTATAAATATTCTAAAACCATTACAAAACTAAACTGGGGTTACTTAAGTTCGCCAGTTTCTAAATCAACTTGCTTAAGCCCGTATTTATCACCTAACTTATTACCAATTTCTTGTTGCTTTGTATTAAGAATGTTAATGTGGTTGAGTAGATCAATTCTTTCACCACTCAATTCATCAAGTTTTTTCTTAAAAGCATCAATTTCAACTTCTAAGACACCAAGATCGAACACAGCTTTTTGATAGCCTTCATACGTTTCTTTGAACTCTTTAAGTTCTTCTTCAGTAAGTTTAGTTGCTTTTTCGTTTTTGTTTTGTTTAATCATATAACTTGTTTTTTATATTACCCATTTATTTTTTGGACATGATGATTTATTTTCTGCAAATACTTTTTTCTTTAAAGGGCATCCACACAACCCACAATAGAAAAAACCAGCTACATTTTTTCTGCGGTGTTCGCACGTATTACAAATAGTAATCCTATGTTCAGCTTTTTCTTTTTGCTCTGGTGTTGGATTTGCTGCGGCGATCCATGCGTTAGCTATTTCTTTAAATTTTTCAAGTATCATATAACAATTTATGTGCGAATATAACTATCTATCTTTAAACAACCAAATTCTTTATATGTTTCCTGCTCTAGGATTATTAATATTTTTAACAGTTTCTGCTGTAATTGAAACAGTAGATTTAGAAAAGAACTGGCGTTGGCCTTTTGTAGCTAAATCTCTATTAAATGTTTCTGGCATAATGTAACCATAAAGCGTTATTGCAAACGTTGTTCTAGCTACGCGTTGTTCATTAATAGCATATTCAGAGGTTGATTCAAAATTAGTAATATATGTTCTGAATTGGAAACGATTTTTATCTCCCCAATACGAATCAGAAGCGAATTCAATTGATTCTACTATTTTATTGTTTTCACTTATAAAATTTGTAAATACAGCACAATTATATGTTATATTAACATAATCTGGAACTGGTGTTAAATAAAATTTTTCAGAGGGAAACCAATTATTTAATACATTAAATGGAGTATATTGATTTTGTTGATTATATCTTGCTTTAGATACAGAAAAATTATTTACATTATTTCCATCTAATTTATTTGCAAGTGTTCTATTTTTTTCAAACCCTGTTCTTTGTAATATAATAATAGGGTACATTACTTTACCATTTTTGTCCCTAAAGTATCCATCTTTTTGAACAGATACCCATCTTTC